GTTGAATTGATTCAAAGCTGAATCGTATGCACCTTGAAACTGCTGCTGAAAGTCGCCCGGATTGAATTGGTTTATCCCCATAGTCTGAGGGTTAAAATCGCCTTGCTCTTTCATTTGGCTAAACTGATCCATCTGAGCATTATTACCTTGCTCTACAACTTGATTATATTGCTCTGTTTGCTCAGGCGTAGGGTTTGCAGCCACAGGATTAGCCGCCTTAGTATCAAAAGCTTTGATGGCTTCAATGTTAGCCTTGGCTGATTTGTCGCCTGATTTGGCTAGTTTCTGCCATTTGTTTAGCTGCCTTGCTCTTTGCGCTGCATCTTCGCTTACTGTAAATTTTGGATCTTTTCCTAAAGCACCTTTTGCCATTACCAACTCCCTTGCATATATCTAATATCAAAACCGTTAATTTCTAATGATGCGTTATTAATCGCACCGCCAAACTTGATTGCCGCTGAATAGCCCTGCCCCTTAACTGCATATCTGTCGTAAATGTAATCAACTCCGGGCGACCATGGAGATCCCCATGGAGATCCCCATGGGGTAGCCGCTGAGACGCTTGCGCCTATCGCTGTTATTTCTGAAGTCTGTTTAAAATCTGTGTCTAATCCAAGTGAGAGATTCCTGCCTCTAACTGTCTTTAGAAGTGGCCTGATATGAGCGTACTTTTTCCATAAGCCACGATTACCATAGAAAGAAAAAGCACCCCGCCCAAAGAATCTAGTAGGGTTGATTGTTACTGAATTAATATAATCTGCGTTTCCTGTTTCGCCGTTGTATACGTTCCCAAGTAAGCCGCCATAAAATAAAGACCCTGCAACTGATGCGACTTTTAAGGCTATTTTGTTTTCGTAAAACGTGTAAGTTGTCCATGCGTTACCAACTAAACTATAAACTAGAAGCATAGTTGAGGTTTCAGACAATGGGATTGTAATGTAAACCTTTCTTTCTTTTGAGTGATAACAACCTCTCCAAAGATGAGAGAACGGCAAAACCGCTGCATACTGAGCAATCAAAGGATTAATCTTTTGCCCTGCTGTTTCAAGTGCTATTGAAGGGGCTGAATCAAAGATTGCAGATATTGGAACTATGCCTTGATCGGTAAGTAGCCAGACATCATTCTCAATTCTTACAAAAGCTCTATAGCCTAATGGACGGCCAATTTTAGCTCGTTTTACTAAGCCCCAAGGGGTTGTGACATCACTAGGGCTTGATCCGTTATAAAATAAGATTTCGCCCTCTGAGCTTAGCGCATAAAAAAGGTCTTGAGTTGAATCTGCATAGTTATTGCTGAAGCTTCCGCATGAGACTAAAAAGCCGCCTTCTTTCATAGCGAAGGAAAAGTCGTAAGTGTTCAAAGCTGAAGCTCCTACTGCTCTTGAGTTGCCATACCAGATAGTTAAGGAGTTTTCCTCTACAAAATAGATTCTTTCTTTAAAGCTTGAGACATTAATAAGCGAGCTAAGAGCTATGCCTGTAAAAGTGCTTGCTGCTACTGCTGAACTAGTGCCGACTTGAACGTCATCAACGCCATTTGCAAAATATGTTCTGTATCCAAAAGTATCACAATTCCAGATTGCGTTAGTAAATGGCCCAGCTCTACTTGTGAAAGTGCCTGAAGTTATATCGTAGATTTCATTAGTACCTAAAGATGCAGCGAACAAAGTATAAGAGGCATTAGCGTTTGCCATGCCCTCAAGCGTCTGAATGTCGTATGCGTCAGTCTCTAAACCACCAAAGAAAGTATGCCCTTTTCTGACCATGCAGCTAAGGCCATTAGGCACTACGTTTTCTAATGCTAGTGCGTAACTCTGATCCATCTTATCTATCGGGTCAGTCAGATTAAGACCAGCAACAGGTGCGGGCATGGTGTACCCTAACGTTTGCTCAACGTTCTGCTGACTAGTTTTAAGCTGATTTAATCCGACCATTTAGATTCATCTACCTTGTAAATAATTAGGATTTCTTTGTTGCTGGCTCATCATGCTGACTGGATTAGGTCTTTGAAAATTAGGCTGCTGCATAACTTGCTGAGCGTAGCCCATCTGAGGAGGCTGCATTTGTGGAGGCATCTGCTGACCCATTGGAGGTTGACCCATTGGAGGCATTTGCGGCTGATTCATAGGAGGCTGCTGCATCTGAGGTTGTGGCATAGGCTGAGCTTTCTGCCATACCTTTGCTTGAGGTTGTGGATCTAGTCCTAGAGCGCCTTTGATTGTTTTCATTTGTTTATTGCCTGTAAAAGTTGATTTCCAAATTGTCCGTTAAGAGCTAATTGCTTTTTCTTGAAAGCGTCTGATTGTTCTGCTACTGGTCTAGCTATGGCTGATCCAACCACCGCTTGAGGCTTCTGAACGCCTGATATAAAATTGCTAAAATCGTTTTGCGCTGTTTTCTCATCTATAAAAAGTACATCTCCTTTTTTAGACTGGTAATTGCCTTTGTCTATTTGTGATTGCGTGAAAGCGTTTTTAAGCTCTTGAGGTAGTGCCACATAATCAGCCCCCAACTTAAGATTTCCATAGACTCCTGATAAATCCTGTGCGTTCAATCCTGCTTTTTTGTATTCGTCAAAAGTATTAAATTGACCGCCATTAAAAGCTGGCCCTGTTGGGGCTGATTCGTATTGTTTTCGCATCCCTTGCACGTAAGCTTGATACGCTGGATCGTCTGAGGCTTTTAAAAGCTCATTTGTTCTATCTGATGCTTCTTGTCTTGTAGATTTGTGGCCGCCTAATCCTAAAGCCCTTCCCATTTCAGAAAAGCCAAAAGTGGACATCGCTGTGACTCCCCTTGATAGCGGATCGCCTTTTTTATTCTGTGCTAAATCGGATAAGCCTTTAGCTGTTAAAGCAGTTCCCGCAACGATTCCAGCTTGTGGGCCAAAACCCATAGAGCCAAAATTGCCCAATACTGAAGGCGCTGCTTCTGCTGCCCCTTGAACCGCTGCCTCTTTGCCAACTTCTGCAGCGCCTTGCTCTAAAGCTTGCGCTGTACCTTCTTTAATGATTTCTTCTTTGGCTTTTTCAGCTCCTAAACTTTCTAGTGCCTTAGTTCCGTATTTTATGCCGAGTAATCCTGCAATAGTTCCACCTGTCCCAGCTAATGCATTGCCTTGCTTAGTCTTAGAATCCTCTCTTGCTTGCTGCGCTGCTGTCGGTATTCCTTTAGGGTATACTTGCTTAAAAGCTTCAGCCGCAGGGACTCCGCTTTGCAGTAATTGCATATATTGCATCGCTAGTGCTTGTCTATCTTCTGCCATTAATTAAAACCCTTCCCAAAACTTACAACCCCGCCTCTTGCCATCTGCAAGATGCCAGAACCCGGATCGCCTGCATAAATCATTTGACCCGGCACTTTTCTTTGATAGGCTTCAGATAAATCGCTTTCATAGCTAATCTGGCATGGTATTCCATGCTGACCTGCAAAGGTTTCAAGCATCCCTTGCTCTAGTATGTATTGAGGTAGAATCGGCTCGTCTGTATCAGCTAGAAAAGACTCATAAGCCCCTTCAAAGTAAGTCCATAGGCCTACAGTTCCGCTTGTATGAGTTGGAGCTGATCCACCGCTTCCGCCCGCTGTAGTTGAGTAGTAATTGCCGTTATAAAAGCAGTAAGCCCCTGCAGCAAAGATAGTTGCTGCTAACCATGTTTGAGGTCTTACATACCTAGCAGACATGTATTCAAAGACTGCGATTTCACCCGTTGGAAAGTCTGGGTATATGTAGATTTCTTTGTCGGTTATGCCACGGAATTGAAACTGACCGTAAGGATAGGCCACAAGCCCATATCCCTGTATAGTGGCGTAATCAGATTCAGATAAGGGGCCGAATATCCGCCACTTGGTTGATTGATTCCAAAATGAATCGAAATGATAAGTGCTAAGGTCTTGAGGTGCTGCATAGGTTGACGTTCCATCCCCTGTAAAACTGCCCTGCTTGAAAAGTTGCGGCCACTCGTAAGCATAAGACATACGTTTGATTATGTCGTTTGCCATAGCTCTAAGCTGCACAGTAGTTTGATCTACTGAGGCGACTACTACAGAATCAACTGAGTAACCCGCCCTTTGTGCAACATTTGTAACCGCACTTAATAAACTCATTAGTTAACCGCCGCCTGTTTAACCATCATTTCCAGTTTATCTTCAAGCTGCTTTATGTACTTCTTAGCATCTGCCAATTCTTCAGAAAGGTGAGCAACTTGTGCTTGATCTGAACCCGCTGCATCAAGAAAAGCCTTAGCTTTCTTAGGCCATCTTTTCAGCTCTGTTGGTAACTCTGTGTTTACGTTTCCGCTGATTGCTGCGATTTGTTCAATCGTCTGGAATCCTGCTCTTATGAAAAGCTCATAAGTAGCTCTAGGCATAACTGACCAATTAACAATCGGAGTACCTTGTACTGTGATTTCTTCGCCCTTTTCCCATTGGTCGTATCTTGATTGCAGCTCTTGTCTTTGTCTTGGTGACATGTGATCCCATCTGATGCCTGTGACATCCATACCGGGATAATTAATCAGGACAATTACTCTTTTTTTCTGCTCAAAAGTGCCATCTTTTTTAGGCTTATCTTTGTCGTCTATCCATTCAGCCTCAAACTTGATGTTTGCGTTCTCAAATTCTGGTTTGTTTCTATTCTTGTTCGGGTTTTCTATCGCTTCCCAATCTACTGATCCCATAATTTCTCCTATAAAGGTTATCTAGGGATATTTTAACGCCCCTAGATTCTCTGCACTACAACCCTATTCATCCTTAGTTCACACTTATGTAGCCAGAGGCGCAGCAGAAGGTTGACGATACTGCGTTAGTTGTAAGGTTTAATGCTGTGTTAGAAGTTAATCTAAGTGGTACAGGATAAGTTCTTTGAAAACTACCACCACCAGCAGCATTTGATGTTGTGTTGCCGTAATCTAATACTGTTCCACCAACTCCATCTCTTAATATAATTCTATTGTTTCCTGTGTCGTTAGGAATACAGCTCCATGCAGTAACATAAATTCTATTAGAAGCGACTGCTGCTTTTAATGTTGTGTCAGTTATAGCTGCTATTGCACTAGAGCATGAACTCCAACTCTCCCCCGCAGGAGCTAGGGTTGTTATTGTGCGGCCTAGTTCGTCGCCTTGGAACAATATGTAATCATTATTTGTCGCTGCATCAGCCGCTAGTGCTGAATTAGTAGACATGAATATAGGAATCCCTGCGTCTCCACTTCCTGGTATTGTGTCTTCTCTAGCAATCGCTGAAGTCGCTCCGCTTACGCTAGCATCAAAAGCTAGTGTGCTTAAAACATTACCAGCAGAGCCTAGTGCAATCGTTGCATAATCTCCGTTTGCTGCATTAGTCGTAAAACCTGTATTGATTTGACCTGCCACCCCAACCAGCGCATCTCCTGAGGCGGCGGCGGCGTCTTCTGGTTTAGTAGCTTGAAGCGCAGTTCCAAAGATAGCATCGTGAACAATAGATGCAGCTACCTGTCCATATCTACCAGTTGTTATGGGGCTATAATCTCCGTCAGTAGTAGTCTGAGTGTTTAAATTGTCATTTCTAACGCCTAGAGCAGCTACGCCAGTAAATCCGCTTGTACTTGCTGCATCCTCAGCCTTCCCCAAGTCCGTTGCGCCTGTGCCGGAAGTAACCAGACACACCCCAAACTGATCGCAAGCCTGAGAAACAGCGTTGCCCGGTGTATTCGCTGCCATCGGTGTTAGTGCTGGCATAGCGATAGCATTAGGGGGTGGAACTGCAAACGAGTTACTTGGCAAAGTTACTGCCAAGATTAAAACTAAACCAAGTAAACGTTTAAACATGAAAAGCTCCTTTTATTAAGCGCAAATATAAGTTAAAGCTGCTGTCTTTACGCAGATGATTGGCTTAATACCAGTCAAAGCAGAAAAAGCTGCATCAGCAGATCCACCATTAACTGTACTTCCAGATTCGCCATATATTTTGGCAACTCCTGCAGTTGTATTAAGCAAAATTTGAACTGAGTTAATAGGGGTTGCTGTTACAAACTTCCATCCAACAGTACCGTTTGCGCCTGTGATTCTGTGAACGTTAGTTGTAGCAGAAAGTGCTGCGGCATCTGCAACAGTAGTTCCAGCTCCTGCAACAGTTTCAAGTGTGCCAAGGTAGTAGTTAGCATCAACTTGTGAAGCTAAGCCGCCCGGCATACCTAAGCCCATCAATCTTGAGATTGCTGCGTCATCTGCATGAGCTGAAGCTGCTGAAAGTAGTGCAAGTAAATATATAATTCTTTTCATTTGTGATCCTATTGAAAAAGGGGGCTATAGAAGCCCCCATCTGATTAGTTAGTGTAACGACCTAAGAATCCAGAAGCATAAAGCTCAATAGAAGATCCTGATCCACTATCTAGCGTTAGCCCTGCACCGCCGATAACTTTAGTTGCTGCATCATCTGCAACACCTGCTACTGCTGTAGTGTTAAGTATTCCACCGGCTGCAAAGTTAGCTGCAACTTTGCCTTTGATGCCTGAACCAACTCCACCACCGCAACCGATCCAAACCCAAGCATACTCACCTGTTGCAATAGCAACTTGAGCAAAGCCTAAGCCTGATGCTGTAGCGTATGTAGTTGTAGTAGCCTCGGCTGCTGTGCCTACGCTGTCAAAACTTACTAAAGCATACTGAGCAATTGTGCTTGCAGCTTTTACAAGTTGAAACACGCCATCTTTGTTAGATCCTCGATCCATCAAAGCGGCAGGGGGCGTAGCTGCATACTGCGCTGCAGTCCATACTCTTAAATAATTAACTCCAAAACTTCCTGATTGTGACATAAAATATTTCCTTAAAAATTAGTTAAAAAATGGGGGCTATTAACCCCCACTAAATTATGGTGCGATAACAACTTGTAGAGCTGGCGCTGCACAACAGAGGTTTCCTTCAACTATTATCACAGTGAAGAAAGCATCTTGGTCAACAGGTCTAGCCATTGTTGGAGATAGAGGTTTAAAGTCTGCACCTGATTGAAGATCAAAAGACCAATACTTAGTTTGCAGAAGTCTGCAAGAATTGGTTTCTAATCCGCTTGATACTGCAGAAGGGCCGCCCCATCCACCACCTAGAACAAACTCAACTCCGTCATAAAACAGTGAACGTCCACCCGCTTTAAGCTTGTCTGAGCTGTTTGTGATTCTTTGGATTGCAGTTAGTGAGCTATGTAGCAATTTCCAGTTAGTGTTATCTTGTAACCCCAAATCTGCTTGCTCATCACCTCTTACTGTCTGGCTGATTGCGTCAGTGATAGTTTCCTGAATGTTTGCTGCTGTACATGTTGCAGTAACCGCAAGGTTTCTAGCATACATTTCAGTAACTCTGGACTGACCACCGTATGAACCAGTTGAAGGTGAAGTTGAAACGGCTTTTCTGATACCGTCAAACTCAAGACCACCGAATCCAGTACCCAAACCGTTTAAGCTTGTATTAACTGTGTTCTTTAGTCTTGCTCTAGCTGCTTTGATTTTAGCTTCTGCTAAATCAATAAGCTGCATATCGCCTTGGTTAGCTCTTTTCTCACGTCCAGAGATAGCAACAGGCTCGTAGCATTGCTTGATTGCGAAAACGAAAGCTGTTAGATCGTCAATCGCATCTAGGTTAAAAGAAGAATATCCAGAATAGAATCCACCGACTGCTGTATCGTTATACATAACAGGCTTACGGATTTCATATCCAAGGTTTCTTGTTCTTTTTTCCCCGTTAGATTCGATATAACGTAAAAGGGCATTATTGCGGGTTACTTCATCCGCTATTTCGTCAGTCTGATCCCAGAGGGTAGTGACAATGGTTTGTTCAATATTAGGCATTTAAAACTCCAAAAAGAGATTAATCTTAAGGAGTTTCTGTTTAGCTCTTAGCTTTTATGCCAGTTGCGTTCCAAAGACTCCCGTAGTGAATTTGATTTGTAAGCGGGAGAGCCAGAACCTAGGCTGCCGGACGCAGATTTTGAGGCAGCTTTTGCAGCTCGCACCCGTTCCATCTGCTCATGTATGTTCTCAGGCTTTGCAATCGGTGCAGCTTGTAAAGGTGCTGCTCTCAGACTGGAAAAAGCCGGATTGTTTTGGATAGCTCGCTCGTATGCTGTATCTAATAACTGAGCTGTTGAACCTTGAAAGCCTTTAAATTTAAGGTATTCAATTTCTTCAGCTATAGCGTTTTCAACTTGGGCGGCCGTACCGGGATCGCCCTTAAACACTGGCTTGCTATCTATAAATGATTGTAAAACATTTGCGTTCTGCTCCACAACAAGCGATTGTTGCTGAAGCTCAAATTGTTTTTGAAACTTTTCTTCAGCTAGCTTCTCAGCTTCCTCTCTTGTCAGATATTCAGGCTTTTCTGGCTCTGATTTGTAGTTTGCTAATTGCTCAGGCTTATATCCATGAGCTTCCAAGAACTCTAAAGCCCCATCAATCCCCTCTTTTACTCTCTTATCCCAAGCGATTGAACGCCTTACTAAATCAGGCAGGGCGATGCCTTCCCTTGTGTATTCTGCCCTGACTTCTGGGGTTACGGCTTGCAAGATGTCAGAGACTTCTCTTTCTTTTTGGCTGTATCCTTCGCTTTGTCTAGTAAGGTGCGATCTTGTTTCATATTCCCTACGGCTTAAAAACTTTTTTGCCTCAGTCGGTAGGGTTTCCCAGATTTTCCTTTCCTCAGCGTTCATGCTTGCAGGGGCTAGGACGGTTTCTGCTGGCCTAGTTTCTTGCTGCTGATTGTCACCATTAACAAAGCTTTTATTGGCTGCTGGTTCAGTCTGTGTGCCATTAGTCGGCTTATCTTCAGAGGCTTTGAAATTCCTTTCTATAGTTTTTCTAAGTGATTGCTTCTCAGGCTTATCTTGCCTTTCCTCAGAAACTTCAGGCTTCTCGAATACCTCTGGGGCTACTGCTGCGATTTGTTCAACTTGCTCAACGTTTTCCATGTATAATCCTATTAATTAAGTTTTGTCTAATTCTCTGATCTGTGTTTCTTTCTTGCTCTTTTGCGTACTTTTCTTCCTCTCTCTCTATGTATTCCTCGTTCTCGTAGCTAGTGCCGATTTCCTCGAATCCATGCTGCCTGTAATGCGCTCTTATTGCTCTTTTTGAAGTGTAGTAAGTCTTGCCATCAATAGGCGATTTAGTCATTGGCATATCATCCCCAATAACATAAGCAGACTTAGGGGCTTCTACCCATCTATCTTTTCTCTCTACAACTTTCCCTTGAGCTGGATCGTAAACTAATATTTTCCTAGTCATCTTCATCAATTAAAACGATTGCCATTAAAATCTGCTGCCTCTTTCTGTTCTTAGCCGCTATAACCTTTTCATAGCTCTTGATTAAATCCTTTAAGCTTTTGACTTGAGGCTGCGCTATAACCTCGATTACTTTCTTAACTTCCTGACCCTTAAAGTTTCTTAGTAGAGTCGCCTTAAGTGTGCTTTTCTTAAAAGCTTTTGGCTTTCCCTGCTCTCTTTTAAGCAGATAGGCCAGTATTTCTTCTTCCTCTTTTCGCTTCCTCTTAAATGCATCAGCTACTTCTCTAGCTGCATCGTGCGAGTCATAGCCTAAGTAAAAGAAGAAAAAGCTCATTATTCAGCCTTTTTTAATTCTTGTAGCTTCTTTATCAGTTGATTAAGTTGCGGGGTTGCTTGAGTCACAAAAGCCTTGGCGCTTTCAATCTCTACAAATAATCTGCCAATCTCGGCCTCAAGTTCTAGTGTTTCACTCATCTTCTGCTCCTTCAATATTCAAAGCCCTCGCCTGTGCTATCATTTCGTTGACTTCATCAAGCTGTGCTCTTAGTGCTTGTCTTTTTATTCTTAAAGCCCTCATAGGAAAAGTTTGTCTTTTCTGCATAGTCTCAACTACTACAAGCAATTCGCTTTCATCTTCTCTTACTTCTTTTGCAAATGTCTTTGTCATAAATTAATCCACATAAACAATTCCCGTTACTGTATCAACATATAAATTAAAAGTTGTTAATATCGTAGCTGGTGCTCCTGCCCCTTGAGTTACTGAATTACTTAACACCACCCCACTTGCAAAAGTTGCTGAACCGCTAGAATATAAACTAGAAAAGTTTCCTGCGTTTGCTCCAATGTCCCCACTTATAGATAGATTCCCAGCTGCGCTCATGGCATAAGTACCATCGTTTAATGATACGGAAGTGCCAGTAGCGGCATCTATAAAAGTAGCTTGACCTGTCGGGAGCAATTCGCAATACGAACCTGTCGGGGCTTGCGTGTATTGAAGGCTAAAAGTCCACACCAATCCGCCCGTAGTGTCTGTTATCGTTCCAGTAGCATAATCAATAGTAGCTATCGTCCCTGCGCCAGAAGAAAGCAATGTCCCCGCACCATCATCATAAATGGAATAAGCTTCAGAATCTGTGCCACTAATTGAAGATGCTAAAATAGGAAAATTAGCGACCACATAAGTGCCAGTATTTGGCGATTCATAATAAATGCCACCACTTGCAGCTTCAGCCCTTAAAGCAGTTGCTGCTTCTACCGTCCCAGTGCAAGTTAGGTCATTGGCATTTGCGTTATTCAAGTTCATCGTTCCAGAATTATTGAACGTGCCGTAGTTGTAAAAATCGTTGCTGTTATTAACTGTGCTGTTAAGACTTACGGCTGCGTTAAAAGTAGTGGTAGTGCTAAAAGTCTGCGCTCCTGTCCAAGTATTCGAGTTTGCAAGGTTAAGCGACAAGCCTTTTGCGCTCCATCTTAACGTGCCGTCTGCGCTTCTAGTCGCTGGAATTTTTGGATTGAGAGTACCAAACATTTTATAAGTCTGCCCCGCTTGCTCTCACATAAATCGTACGGGCTGTTGTTACAGTGCTTAAGCTTTTCACTTTTAGAATCTCATTTGCTTCTAACCTGAATAATTTATTGCCGTTCGGGTCGCCCATTTGTAAGCCTGTCGGGGCTGTTGAAGAACCAAACCTTGCGCTATCCAATATAGATACTATAGATACGCTGCTCGTGAATCCTGAGTTTGTCGGCACGTTAACTGTAGCAAGAACAGAATCGACATAAATTGAAGCTGCACCATTTATTAAAGTTGCGCTTGACCATGTTAATGTAGCTGCTACTTTAGTTGAAACAATCGAGTTTCCGCTAGTTCCACTGGCTATTGCTGTAACATGAACCACTGTAGTTGTTACACCTGTTGCCCTTACTGTGGGGTGTGGTGTTGTTGCAGTTGCATAATCTGTTCCTAAAACTCCGCCCTGATTATTTATTGCATAGGATAAGTTCGCTAAAGATAAGGCGGCAGAAGCCGCTATTTTAACATTCCCGTCTACGTTTGTAAGAACCGATTGAAAAGTATAAACCTTAGAATCAATAGTAACAGTATCGCCATTTGATACGTTGACCCCTGAGCTTGTTAAGGTAGCAGTAGCAGGAATATTAACTTGTGAAGTTGTCCAAAATTGCAAATCCCTACCTGTCGACTCATCAGTTGAGGCTAAAATAGAATCAATTAAAGTGCCGTTTGCTCCTGCTACTAAAATTGTTTTTAGATTAGATAAATCTGCTGGAACTATGCGAGCAATCCCTATATTGATTGCTTGAGTAAACATTGGTGTAGCTGTCATTTATAATCCTCCAAAATAAGAAACTGAAACTAAATCTAATGGTGTTGGGGCAAGTCCAATCTGTCCTGCTGTTACGCTGATAACTCCTGTACCTGTGACATCTCCACCTGTAAAAGTCTGAGGCGTTGATTGGTCTAGAGAGAAGTAGCCTGATAAATCTGGAGCTGCGTTAACTAAATCAAACTGGCCTGATAATGGGTTAAATTTTACAGCCATTATGTCCTCGCAACATTTAAAATATCTGCCTTAGTAGCATCAACATAGTTTACTGTTATTGTGCCGACTGTAGTTCCTGCTACTCCTCCTGTTTTAAACTCATAGACCTCTTGAGTTGTTAGGGGGTAAGTGACTGCAACATAATCATAATCAGGGATAGCAAAGCCAGAAGTTACAACTTGAAGCTGAGTACCATCTGATGCAGCTACACTAGTAGCCGTAAATGGTGCGCCCTGATTCGGTAAATACTGACCCATACTATCCTTCTAAGCTTCCCGGCTTCTTAGGCTTGTCTGATGCTTCCTCAATGTCGCCCCCTTGAACCCCTATCGGATTACCACTTGCATCATTTAAAAACATATAGCGTTTAATGCCTGACTTAACTTTCTCTTTCTTGTCTGGGGCATCTGATTTGACTAGGCTTGCAATCTCTAGCAACTGATTATCCATGTGTTCACGTTGCCTATTCTTAGCCTCAACAGTCTGTGCAAGCTTTTGAAACTCGTTGTCTTTCCTGTCCATATCAAGCCTTAGCGCATCAATAGTTGCTGCTATGTTAGTTTGCATGACTGCAATTTGCTGATTAGCTTGTTCGACCGCTGTGTTGGATTGAACTTTTAGGATTTCAACTTCAATCTTCTTATTATCAATCAATACTTGTTGCTGAGCTTTCCATGCTTCAAGCTCTTGTTTAGCTTGTTCTAGGCTAGACTTAATCTGCCTTTCTTGTATGTCCATCTGGGCTTTGACTTGCTCGATTTGTAGCTCAGTTTGTTTGTTCGCAACTGTCGCTTGAATCTCCGCCTGTTTACCTTGCGCTGTCATTTGAGCAATCTGCATATCAGTTTGAGCTTTCATCATGGCTGGGTCAGGCGGTTGCTGTGCTGCGGCTGCCATTCTTTGTTGCGCTATTGTGGCAACCTCGTTTAGCATATCTGTATACATGGCTTCGACTTCTTTCCCGCCTTTGTAATTCCTTGAAACTCTTTCTTGCATCTTAATTGCGAACTTAGCCATTGGTGGGTATTCCGTAATCATGTCCTTCATCTGTGAGAAGAAAGCGCCGGTTGATTGTAGTAAGTCTGAGTTGTCTGCTCTTTCTTGCCTTTGATCGACCGCAATCATTGAATCAGAAGATATGACCAGCTTGAATAAGTCCCTTGAATCTTTAAGAAGTCTGACGCAATTTGAAGCTAATGCTTCCCAAGGCATA